AATTACTTTGCCTTATGTACCAAGTTTGCCCCTACAATTAGGAACTCCACAAGTATAACAAATGGTGTCTCCACTAACAATGGACTCACTATCATGAATGGTACATGTACAATCAACGCCAGTTTAAATGTATCTGCTGTTGTGACCATAGGTGGATCGCTAACTGTTGGTGGTGGAATAAAATGCCCCACTATTGCTGCAGGCTTTGGTAAGTTTGGTAGTGTTGCTGCACCATTTAAGTTCTTTGACATACCACACCCAAGTAAAGAGTTCCCACACAGGTTGAGATACTCTTGTCTGGAAGGACCTGAAATAGGTGTGTATGTAAGAGGAGAGTTAAGGGGAACTAATGAGATAGAACTTCCTGATTATTGGAAAGATCTTGTGGATGACAGGACTATTACAGTTCAGTTAACACCTATTGGATCTCATCAAAATTTGTGTTATTCTATTGCCAGATCGAGAGATAAAATTACTATATTAGTAAACCCACATGGTTTCAATACACATACGATTCGTTGCAGTTACATAGTATATGCTGAACGTAAAGATGTGAAAAAACTGGTAACAGAGTATGAAGGAGCTGTCGAATAATGACCTCTGATCCAAAATTAATCGCTAAAAGATTAAGAGAACAAAGAAAACAAGTAAAAGATGAGACAGTGGTTCTTAATGAACAACTGGCTCTAGTTGATGTAGTCATTGACGAGTATGATGATCTTATTATTAAATTAGATAATAAGATACCACCACTGATTGCACCTATCAATGCTCAAATCAATGCTGTACAACAGGCATATCTTAATAGAATATCTCATGGATGTAGAAGTGATTTAGCATGGGTGCAAGTAGGAACAACAGAGCTAGATGATGATGAAGCAGTAGTATATGAAGTCCAAAAAGACCCAGCTACATTTAGATTTCTAGGATACTATGGCCCAAAATATTACAAATACCCAAAGAATAGAGAGTATGGGTCTAATGTAGTAGAGACTATCAATGACGCAGATGCAAATGTGGGTAGTAAAATTTTACCTATATTTGATGCTGATGCAGAAACTCTAACTGGATTCACTACAGGTAGACTTTCTGGTATCAAGACAGGAGATTTTATAACAGACTCATTATCATATCCTTACATATTTCAAGCAGGAGCTGGAACATCTATAACTGGTTTTGGAATTACTAACTACGCCAAATACAATTATGCGGTAAGTGGATTTTGCACATCAGGTGATAATAAAATATATGGAGATAAAAAGATAGGGTTTATAACTGATTTTAGTATTGGAGATGAAGTTTATGGTGCCCCAGATAGAAGTGGTGCTGGGATCGTACCTAACGGAACCACTATCACAGGGTTTGGAACTGCGGTTGGTATCGTAACTTTCGTGAACGACGCTGGTATTACCACAGGTGTAGCAGTAACTCTAGATTTTGCAACTCTAAGTAATGCAATCACCAACAATATCAGTAAAGATATAGGAACATCATTCTATGTTGGAGTCGTATCATCATACTATTACGCAGATCTAAGTGCTGCTCCCAATGCTACAGGTATTAGTAGTTCTTTTATTATTATCAGGCCTGGCGATCTAACAGATATAGAGTTTGAATCTACTAAAAATCCAATAGACCCAGTAGAGATAGGTATAGCGAGGGATGCAAATATAGGAAAAGGACATAGATTGGAACTGATCAACAATGGAGATCCAGACATTACTGCACAGTGGAGAGAAATTATTGAAGATCCAGAACCAGCAGTAGGTGCTGGTAGGGTAGAATATTATGTGGGTTCATTCAACTGGCCACTTATAGTCAATAGAGATGATGATGGGGATGTAGATGAGAACTACGCATCTTTAGGACAGAGAGTTATTGTAGGTGTGGGTGCAACTTCTGGTGCTGGTATAGGATATGCGAACGTGCCTCCTAGTGGATCTATTCCAGGCGATTGTGGTACTTATGATACTGCAATCATTGATGCAGAAACTGAACTGCAAAATCTTATTATTGCAAGTACACCCAAAATAAATCACTATATAAATGGAGCAGATTCGTTGCGACAACTAAGAGATGATGACGAAACGAAAGCATGGGGATACCTACAAGCGATAGGATTCAACAATGCAAAATCTAAGAGACAACTATCTCAAGCAGAAACCATAGAGGACTTTAATTGGCCTGACGTTGGAATTACAACATGATACCAGAACATTTCTACCCATTTTGGACTGTTTATGATAGTCTAGGACAGAAGTATTGCGATTGCAGCCACGAGGAGTATGCAATCAGAACTTTAGAATTACATGAGGGTGAGGGGTTTACTTACAGGAGGATAGATGCTCCTAAACCGCTGCCACCACACATTGTAGATGTAACAGCAACAACTGAAAGTCAATTGCCTGGGCAACAGGGATTACCTTCAGCAGTTGAGAGATTACACAATGATATCAGAAAGAGTTTGAGGAAACCTTTTGACCCTCTACCCGAAAGTGAATTGAAAAGTATCCCACATGATTTACATTGATTGCCGACAAGAATTTTTAGATTGGTCTAAGTATGACTTATCGAAAGACGAGATATATGTTGTAGATTACATCTTTCCGCCTTGGTTTGTTCACCATGTTCATGATATGGTGATGACAGGATACAACTGGTTCTGGGGACACACCAGCGGATATGCTGAAGATGGTAGAGATGTGGGTGCAGATCCTACATGGGAAGAGGCGCCAGCCTTAAAACAACAAATATTTCCTCCAGACAGGAGTGACATTGCACAGGATAGTGCCTTCAAAATGATCTACAGTGCTGTTATGAATACTCTACCATTTGAAGTAGAACTAGGAGAGATAATGATAAACGGACAACAGTGGATACATAACACAACTCCACATCAAGATTGTATATGTGACAACGGTATCAGTTTCTGTTATTATGTAAACAAAGAATGGAATCCAGAGTGGGGTGGACAGTTGATGTATAAGTTAAATGATAAGTGGGAAGGAGTAGACCCTGCTCCAGGCAGAGTTGTATTTTTTAAGGGAAATATATGGCATCATGGTATGCCACCAAATGAAAAGTATCGTGGATTAAGATCTAGTCTGGTATATAAAACAATGAGAAAAGTACCTCTACCTTCAAAATGAAAAAAGAAATCTTTGGAATACCTATCTTTGAAGATAAGGTTGACGTAACTAAATTTGATATCATTCCTCAAGCTCCACTAGAACCAACATGGGATTCTGGTGTTCCTTCTACTTTCTCATCACAAAAACAAGAACTGATTCCAGAGGACATATGGAGATATCTATCTGAAGTTATAGAAAGGAACTTGTACCCAGCAAACTTGATGGGAAAGAACGCAAGGTTNGGNCATATATGGAAAAATGTCTATGAAAAACATCACTATCAGGATGCTCACATACACCCTAAAAGTCAGTGGAGTTTTGTAATTTATGTTGATGTAACATCAAGGACAGCCTTCTTTAATCCTTCAATACATAATATACAGAATCATATAGGTTGCACAAATCCTTATTTTCCGTTAGACTATAAGCCTAACCTTGAGCCTGGGAGTATCATTATATTCCCATCATTCCTCATGCACATGGTTAATTCAGGCAATGAGGGATCTACAATATCTGGAAACCTTTACATGGAATACTCGTGACTGACACAAAGAAAAACAGAATGACAAAGGAGGAGTACCTCCAGAAATGCGAGGAAGTAGAAGATACTGCCTACGCTGAAAAAGGGCATCCACAGAGTTTTGGAAACAATCTATTACTCCAAAACATTGATGCCTTNGGTAAAGAGATTGCAAAATTGAGTACTAAAGTAAGAGCCCTTGAGAGATCTGCTAATGATGCAGAACTTAGAATCGTTGGACTCGAGCATGAAATCGCACTATTATCAGAGGAGATTGAAAATGGTAAAACGCACACACACGATTGAGAAAAAAAATCCACAACATAATCAGATATGGGAGTGGGAGGAGACTCCAGAGTTAGCGGCATATATTGCTAAACAAACTGGTAAACAGGTGTTACAGGATGGTCCTAAAGTACCCGAATCTTAAAGATCATATATTTGAGTATGATTTGTTATCTCATCAGGAATGTGATGAGATAGTTTCTCATTTGGATTCTCGTGAATGGGATGACTTCATGTGGTATCAGGGCTCAACTGATGAACATGTTGATCTTGATAAAGATTCAAAGATGAAGTCAACTGTAAATTGCCCAGAGGCGGCATCCATGATACAACCACATATAAATGAGGAGTTGCATTATGCCTTCCATGAAAAATATAATTATTATAGTGTTGGATCAGGGGGCGGTGGTTCATTCTGGGAAGCTAGCTCTGGTATAAAATTCAATAAGTATGCTGTTGGCGATTATCTTAGTCCTCACTACGATCACATTCATTCTCTCTTTCAAGGACAATTTAGAGGAATACCTGTCACAAGTGTGGTAGGTGTATTGAATGATGACTTTGAAGGCGGTGATTTTATATTTTGGGAAGAACACACTGTCAATATAAAGAAGGGAAGTGTGTTAGTATTTCCAGCACTGTATTTGTTTCCACATGAAGTCACTCCAGTTACAAAAGGAGTCAGATATTCTTGGATACAATGGATTGTATAGTCCTGATGTACGACTCAAAAAGACATGTAGGTGGTGTGATCGACATTCTGGACAGGGGTTCGATTCCCCTCACCTCCACCAAGGGGGTGCCACGGCTTTC